GGGCTGGCGATCTGAATGGTTCCTGCTTCCTGGTTGACGGCGAGGATTGTGGTATCCTCATAGGTACCTGCACTGGAATCCCAGAAACGCAAGGTCTGCGCGGCTTCAAAGTCGGTCGCTTCATCGACGGAGATCCATGTGGTGGAACCGCCCGTAACGCCGGCTGTCAGCCATGCTCTGACCTCATACATTTCATCATAGACGTAAAACATATCTATGTCCAGCAGAGACCCGATGACCTTGGGATTGACACCAATCAGGTCATGCAGATTACCGGAGTACAGATTACCACTGTCGCCGCCTCCTGCGCCGCGCATGAAGTCGGTCCTGCGAAGGATCTGCCGAATTGCAGTATCGTTCGCCAACAGTTTGAGGACTTCGGAATTACAGATGGCTACATTGACCATTCCACCGCAATCGTTGCGGATCTTGATCTTGGCATCCTGGATGTCACTCAGGATGTTTTTGCTACCACCATCATTCCAGTTATACGCACTGGCGAGCGTGACGTTGTGATCGGAGGGAATCCCGTAGTCGATGGTAACACGGTACCCGCCCTTCACATGGTATGTAAACCCATTGTTGAAGAACATTTGGGTCCACATCCATTCTTTCCTCCGATCAGATCGGTAAGAAAGTCCGGCAAGTTCTCTCGCCAACCGTTGTTCGGCAGTCTGATAGTCTGCCGTGGTGCCCGGTTTCCGAAGGTTGTTCAAAAATTCTTCGTCAAAGGGCATCTTCTCCTTCCAGTAGGCTGCCTCGGCGTAATGTTCCGCGATACCATGCGGAGCAGTTACATGAGCAGGGGCACCCGGGGGAAGAAACGGGGTCATGCCTCTCCCGCCTCGCTGGCTCTCCCATTTGATGGTCGAGGACGGCGAATTGGATGAGGGAAAAAGGTTCATCATAAAAAACTTCGGAGCGTTCATAAACGTGGTCATGAAGCCCTGAAGGACTTCCAGTCTAAGGATAGGTATATCAGAAGCACCTCGTGGCATAGAGTCTCACCTCCTTTCTATTTCATATATACGAACTGACCGAAGGTCGAAGCCGATAGGTCGGTCTTCGCCGCCGCGTCAAGGTTGAACAGCAAGCCGTCATACAGCACAGCATTGCCGAGGATTAATGTTGCGACCGCTCCTGCCGCTCTCACACCGGTCCCTGTATGCACAGCCTTTTCGATGATGCCTACACAGTCAGAGTAGTTGTTCCCTGACGTGCCGGCTTCAACAAACACATGGGCCTTCCGTGCAGTAGTGAAAGCGGTACCACCGATCGCCGTGGTAAACGTGATCGAGGCCCTGGACAGATCGGTGTCCCGATCAATCGCGGTAATGGCGCCAAGATTCTCGGCTGCGGTAGTATCGTCATTGATGATTAGGTCATCCCCAACGGCAAACTTGTAGGAGTCATCCTGGGTAACATAAACAACAGTCGCCGTCGCTCCTGAGTCAGCCACCAGATAAGCGCGGCCCGGATGGGCCTCAGCACCGGTGAAAGTCGTCGGGTTATAAGGTAGCAACAGACCTGCATTACCACCTGCCGACAAGTTTTTCGACAATGCTGTACCCTGTGGGATCAGACCGTAGCCTGCTTGCAGGGTGACGGGGACCTTCAGCGCCGCCTCCGGATTGGAGTAATACAAACGCTTGTAGTCGATTTGGACGCCTCTCTGAATCTGGGGAATGTCCAGACTTTGGTTTCCAAAATTTGGCATAGAGTCTCACCTCCTATCTTAGTGAATTTTTACTGCTCGGAAGTTTTCCTGCCACCGGCGAGACTGACCAAACGGTCGACATCTGCTTTGGTGTTTTCAGCTTCCTGGGCTTGTTTGTTCTCATCTTCGGGCTTTTTTTCCGAAAAGCCCGCTCCGAGAACCGAACTGGTTACTCCCTTGCCCTCCCAGTCCTTGATTTCTGCATCAATGGCTTCCGAAAACTTCTCGGTGTTGAGGACGCCATCGGAGACGAACTTCGTATGGGACACATGCTGGCTCACCTTATCCCACACATGCTCGGGAATTGAGGACTCCCCGAGTTTTCTGGTCCAGATAGCTTGCGCCTGGGCTTTCAGTTCACCTTCGCTTCGGATGGTATCTTTCTTCTCCAGATCAAGAACCTTATCCGACAACTTCTGATTCGAGTCGGTCAGGCTCTGCACTTTCGTTTCCAGATCACCCTTCTCTCGGGTAAACTTGGTCTCCGCTTCCTGCACGGCTGCGGTGACAGCCTCGTCAACAATCTCCTTTACCAGATCGGGATGGGCTTCCCTGAGTTCATTTGCGTTCATAATGGTTTTCACCTCCTTCCTACGTTTGAGTTGGGGTTTAGTTTCGCTGTCTGTGGAATCGCCACATTCAGCAAGGACTTCACTCTCCTCAAAAGACAAATCCTCAAACTCATCTTTTGAGAAAGCGGAAGCCTGCGTTTTCGAGTCCCACCCGAAGACGCAAACTGACATTTCTTTGAAGTCGCACTGGCGCCATATAGTGCCTGGGCCTTTCATGGAGAACCCATTGACTTCCGCTTTGGCACCTTCTGCTATGCGCTCGATGTTGGTCGGCTTAGCATAGATACTCGATTGGTACGGGAATCCCTCAGCAGACAGCTTTTGGAATTCCTCGCTTGCTTCGGTACTCAGGAACTTTGCGTTTTCGGGAGCCATCAATCTACCCTCTTCGATGACTGGCTTTCCGATCACCGCTATCTTCCGATCTGTGCTGTGGTTTTCAAGGACGGGAAACTTGCTTCCGCTGAACTTGATCCCATCAAGATCAATCGCTAAATTGTCCCAGTACCAATGTCCTTTGATGACTCCTCCGCTGTACGCCGTCATCCGCAACTTCGGTACTTGACCTTTGTCTCCCATATCTGCCATCTCAACGTGAGCATGGCACCCCTCGTCTACAAACCTCAATGCTCCTTTCGGGACTTTTTGTTCACTCATGGTACCCTCGCTTTGTTTGGATTTTTTACATGCTGGTAATGAGGCCCAGTGGCGACACACGCAAGCCTTTATGCCTGATGGGTTCGGTGCGTGCCGCGCATAACTGATTGCCGCTATCGCCCGTGCCCTTGTATTTACTGGGTATGTGCCTTTGGGTGCACCACCACTTGGGCCACAAAACGGTCCTTTGGTTTTATATTTTCCGGCGTTAGACCCACCCGGTTTGGTCTTTGCCTGTAACTGCTCTCTTTCTTCTGGTGTAATTCCGAAATGCTCATCGTGATCCATCATTTGGAGCCAATCCCATCCTGACTCCTCCCAATTAAACTTGCTGTTGGCGATCCTTATTGCACTCGCCTCACAATCACTCCCACCTCTTGCTTGACAACTCCTTAATGCTCCATTCGCAATACTTGCCCATTTACTCGCCTGTGCCGATGTCAAGCCTTTCTTAAATCTTTTGGCATCACTTGCTGTCCACGGCATTTGTCTTTCTCCTGTTTAGTGTAGGATTCACGGACTGCTTTTGTGCGGCAGCCCTGGCTGACTGCCCTTTTGAAGGCGTCGAGACCTTGCCTGGTTCCCCCTTCGTCACTTCTTGCGCTCGTTCCTGAGCGGCACCAGCATCAACGCCTGCCTCATAGTCGAGTTCTGGATACCTGTCTTCCTCTGTCGCTTTATGTAGTCTCGCTTTACCATAACCACCGATGCCTAAGTAGTTAGCAACAGTTCTGTTTGGGATTCCCAGCTGTTCGCTGATTGGTCCGTGTTTGACGCCCAGCATAGCCTTCGTTCTGCTCTCCAGATCAATAACATCACTAATCGGGAAGGCGATGTCGATTAATTTCTCAGGACGTCTGGGTACATTTTTAAAGACAGCCTCACGATTCTTCCATCCAACTGCCATCTTGACTTTGAAGGTTTCTGGAAAGCCATTCATCTTCGATTTTAACCAAAATAGATTGCCCCAGAAGTCATACCTCAAGAAACGCTCAAAATAAGCGATTTCGTCGGAATTTCGGTCGCTGAACGGCCCTCGTGACGCTTTCACACTGGCAAACGGGGATTTGGACGTCCCTACAAGAATATCCTCCGGTTCATTGAGCCCTGAGGCAATCATCTGCATGATGTCGGTATCTTGATCTTTGATTTGGGTAAGACTGGGATTTACGGCTTCAACGGTCATTCCTGGGGGAAGGATTAACCGACCACCTGGTGTCAATTTTGCCCCAACGGCTGTTTTCCTCTTCTCGTCATCCGATAAAGAGAGCCATTGGCGAAAGGCTTTCATGTCCTCAAACTTAAAAACCCAGACATAGGCACCCGATGATTTCTTGTGGTCAATCTCGTATTTCTTGAGATTTTCGTAATGGTTGAGCCATTCAAGCACAGTCCGCAGGTATGAGATAGCCCTTCGAGACATAAAACCGCGGTCCCAACTGATGATAAAACGGCTATATCCGCCGAATTTTCGGTAAATATGCTTGCGAGACCGAGCAATTCCTTGAAATTCGGGCTTAAACCACTTGCTTTTCCGTGCATCTTGCACTAAATCGGGGTATCTGGCGATAAAAATTGACGGAATTTGGTATTTATGTGTGCCATTTTCGGATATGTTGTAAAAAAGTGGCATGAATGACTTGGTTGAGTGGTAAATGATGCCAGTATTGTCATCTCCTCCGAAGGAAACCACGCTTGGGTCAATGAAGTCAACCTCAACAAAGCCATCTGTGTGTGGAGTCAAGGATAGGAACAGTTCACCTTCAATATGATGACGTCCTACGAACTTGGGCCAGAAGTTATATAAACGATTGCGCGGATCCTCGTCAATTTCCTCAATCGCCTCCTGTATTTCCCATATCTCAGAAGATGTTTCAAAGCCTAAGCCTGTGAGCCTGCCGACGAGTCCCCTGATTGAAGTGTTCACATGAGGGTTACGATGGAACTTAACAAAACACTCCTGCTGGAGAGGTTCCCTTGACAAAGAGGTATCATCTTTCGGGCCACCGACACTAACTGGAAACCCATCTTCGTCTTTGTGCCTACCTTCAGTTGTTACATCTGAATATTGCCAGGGCATAGAGAAAGAGATCCTTTGTAGGACCTCGTCTGGCACCTTTTCCAATTCTTCGACAAACTGGTCGTGTGTTAATTGGAGTTCTTTTCCCTTGACTGACATTTTAGGCTCCTCTGTTTAAAAAAAGGACATTTAATTATCACGAAATATCATACCTTGGTATAAATTGTCAAGCAAGAATTTCACTATTAGGAGTAAGTTGCAACCAGTTCGGTGTTGGGCATAAACATACCGAAGTTAGTAATTGCCTTTCGGATCCTGAAATCATCTATGCCTTTGAGTCTGGCACCATAGAATGACCATCCCAAAGCAAACATGAAGTCGTCTTGGATGCCATATTTTTCCATTTTTTCGATACTGCCGAACCACCGTTTCTCAGAGTCATGGTCAAAGGCTTCCATTTCTTCGTCCCTGATGTCTTCCTTTTTGGAGCCCGCTATCGCTAACTCAGGACATTTGAAGCGACCTTCTCTTGTTGCCTCCAGAACCTGCTTGAAAGCGTCACGTTGGCGATCATAGGTAGGAAAGATTGGTTGAAATTCGATGTCACGCTCCTCGCACCACTTCTCCATATCCCATGCACCATATCGCTCTGAACACATTACGTCCAATCCTCCAAACTCCAGATGCGCCGCATCGTATAGCTGTTTAACTACGTCCCCTGAGTGGTTCTCTATGTTTGCTACCATCAGGGCGACATAGATCCACTTAGGCGCCGTGTCAGGAGTCAGTAATGCTTCAAATGGTCTTGATCGGGAACCCGGTAACCCCTTTGCTATGATGATGGCGATTGTGCGTGCCAGTCCCCTAACGGCATATGGGTCGCCGTAGTCACTCCCTGCTGTTATGACCCAGTCCGTGTCGAACATATTGGAGAGTGTAACCAAGTCTTCCATTGATGCCATCTTCGACTGACCATACTTGTCAGCCAACTTGTAAACGCCCGATACGGGCGTTAACCGACGGTATATTTCATCAATCTTACCTGCGGTCTCCTCCCCACCGTCCGCAAATCCCTTTCCGCTTATGTCCGTCATCACTTCGATGAGATGGTTTTTCAGTTCCAGTTCCTTCTGCATCTCCTTCGTATTGAGCAGTTGCCCGTCGATGCCAAGATACTTCGTTATCTCGACCATCTCCTCGGTGAACACCCGCTGGGTTCCTGCCGACCAGAGATTAAGGAAGTACCTCTCAAAGTCGCCGAAGGGGAACTTCGCCCGGTAATCGTCAAGCTGGGCTTTATCCATATTCGGGTTCCAGTAGTCTTCGGGTAGACCTTCCTTAGAGTGCCGATAGGAAAAGAACACGGTAGAGGTTTTGCCCTGGATGAAGTTAATATATAGCTGATACAAGATATGAGTTTTTTCAGAGACCGTGGAATCAATGACACCAAACGCATTGGGGATATTACGGATAGACCCATCGAGTTGTGTAAAGAACTTTGGTTTTTTCATGTCGAAGATTTCGGAGAAGGTATAGCCTGTAATGTTCGACACGATACCTGAAAATGACGAGATTGACCTGATGATTGACCTGATGTTGCCCTCTGAATCCTTGAGCCTGATCTCCTTCTCCTGTATGTTGCGCTTACCCCCCACCCTACGGAACAGCTTCGGGCTATTAATGATGATGTCCCGCATGATGTCGAAGTGGACAAACTTGACTTGATCCTTTGAGTTAGCGCCGAGCATGATCTGTTGCCTGGGCCAATTGAAGAACTTCCACAACTGTATCAAACAAGCAAGCAACGATTTACCTTCACCCCGCATCCAACACAGCACGATCAGCCTGTAGATGAACCTCTTGTTCTGCATCCTAAGAGCCTCACGCAGAACCTCCTTCTGTCCCTCCCAGATGTCTCGATAGGACTTCCCAGTGCCTGGGTTCTTCTCGGTAGGGAGACTGTGCATTGGGGTCCAGACAGCAACGTCACTTCCCTCAGGGTAAATAGGGATATAAACGAAGTCCTCTACCCATCGGATCATTCCTTCTGCGCCATCCCGATAGTTCACACTACGCGGTGACTTTCGCTTCCTTTTTAGCTTCGCCATACTCTCGCCTTTGCTCCTCAAAACGCTCCTTAGCGTCCTTGTATAGTTTGACTTCTTTCGGATTCACATCCAATATGAGTTGACGTTCCTGTGGTGTAGGTCGGTACTTTTTCCGCTGGTACCATCCCTCTTCTGCTTTGTTCCTGTGCTCCAGGGGCCATTGGAACTGTAAGCCTGAGTACCATTCCAGCATCCTCATGCTCTCCTCAAAGTGCTCCATCAGCCCAACAAAGAAGTACTGCCTCAGGTCTCCTACCATGCGAGGTACTGAGTCGGCGCCTTTCCGCATGAACCACTCGAACTCTGCCAACTCTCGATTCTCCCCAGCACTATACTGGCTTACGGCTCGGGTGACTGGATCTCTGAGGAAGACAAAGGTGGGCCATTGGAGTTGCCTGTACTTCATCCACGTGAAGTGACCTACTATGCACTCTGTACCCTGAGGGATGGAGTCATGCTGTTCATCGAAGGTTAGTTCAGATTGCCAGGGCCAGGCGATATGCCTTCTCCTGATCTGACGGAATGAGGCATCGTGATAGAGGTTCCTACCATAGATGCCCCTGAGGGTGGTGATGATTGTGGTGCCTGCACACTTAGGCACATGAAGGAAGATAAGATTTTTCATGGTAGCAGTTTCGGAGTTATGTTGGCGTCTGCGTCTGTGGTCACCTCTTTAGGTACATCAGCCTGCACCTCAATGACAACTCAGGTGTAATTCCCGTACCCCTCAACGGTCATGTTGATTGGTACCGTGTATTCCCTCGCACAAGAGAGCAGTAAGAGTGCCGTCAGTAGTGCCAAAATTAGGTACCTCATTGTTTCCCTTTCATCATGCTGTTAAGTTGTTGTTCCAGCCGTCGCTTTTGCTCCTTCATCTCTCGGTAGCGGACTCTCTGGTCGTGGGTCATTCGGCTCTCATCGTTACCGCAACGATCCTCCATTGCCCATATGCTGTGCTGTAACCACTTGATCTGATCCTGAATGGTATGCACCGACAGGCGCTGGCTCACGTCCGCTACCTCCTGTGAACTCGCATACCTGTCTTCCATGAAGTACGCCCCTCCACTCACGCTCACCACTAACACGATTGCCCCTATGATTTTCACCACAGTGGTCTTGTTCATGGTGTTACCTCCATTCTGCGAACGGGTCACGGAAGCCTGCCCTACGTGGTCTGCTGTCGTAGGGTCTGATCTTGATAAAGGCATTCTGCTCCATCGCCTTCTCTATGGTAGTGGTTGATGACCCTCCCCCTGATGCACCTATCGAGAGCCCTCCCCCCAGACAGAACTCCACATGAATGATGTTACTGCTGGTCTTTGCCATGTAGAAGACAAGGCACCCGAGGAGTCCTTTCTGTGCCTGCGGATAACGGTCGTAGAGCATGGATGCCGTTTCGTCGGCGCCTCGTGGGAACAGCCCCACACTCTGCAATATCTCTATGCAGAACCCGGAACAGTCGAAGCCTGAGGGGTCATCGCCTCCCCATATGTAGGGTGTACCCAGATACGCCATTGCCACTTCCCTTGCCACCTGCAGTAGATCAGTCATCGTGGTTGTGTCCTCCTTACCAGTTTAAGTTTACTGCCCCTTTGTTCATGGATGTCGGCGAACGCTTCCTTCTCCATCTGCTCGTAGTAATTGTCCCCTGCCGAGAAGTCATCGTCTGTGGGTGCGGCGACAAGCACACCTGCTATGCCTACGCTCTTCCACATCTGCTCCAGCAGCTTGATGTACTCGCGGATCTCCTTGTAGAGAGGGTTAATGGTCAGCTTTCCTTTCTCGTCCTCATTCACTACTCGCCTAACCCCTAACTCCTCAATCTTCATCTTTATGAGGTTTCGGTACAAGGGGATTATGTGCATACCTACCCTGAACAACTGCCCCTCATCCATCTTATCCTCATAGTTGCCAAGGATCGTGGTACTCACCGACTTCAAATAGGTCGCCATCACTCGGCATTTAGACAAAGACTCTCCTCTTTCCAGAGCCTTTTCGAGATATTGGCATCGGGGAGCGGCTGGACAAGACTTGCCTTCACAGTCCTGCAGGGCGTCCCAGGACCACAGGCTGTTGCCTGACCGTCCAGTCCCGCGAGACACCGAGAGACTGCCGAAGGCTCCCTCGTAGGTACTGCTTATGTGATCTTGTCGTCTGGTCATGAGATTTATCTGCTCCTTTCTGACTTGTGCTCCTTCCCTTATATCACCCTGAGCGGGGTCTTGTCAAGTAGCTTTTAGATCGTTGGACGTAAGATTTCAAGTGGACAGCGGAAATGATAATGTAGGGTATAAGTGAATTTGCGAAATGCGCCGATGTGCCGGTAGGGTTCGTATAGAGGTGCAGGAAAAAAATGTGGTGGGTACCCCAGAACGCTGAACGCAATTCACTTTCTGAACGATATTCAGGGGGTGAATGGGATTCAACGTCTGATAATCTATATTATGTAAACTTTACTTCGGGGCTACATACTTTGTAGTAGTTCCAATCACATAATGAATGATATTCAGTTAATATTGCACCTTCATTATCTTATTCTTATTTAATAATTGAATGTGGTTCATACATTGAAGCAAAATCATTATATACGCCGGGCATCAATTACTGAATGAGATTCACCTCCTGAACACCATTCATTTATTGAATAGAATTTTTTTTCTGTATACCCATTCACTTTATTACTTTCACTCATTTTCTGAATCCCTGTTTATTAACTGAACGTTATTCATTTACTGAATACGCTTCACTTATTATAGAGCCATTCACTTTCTGAATATCGTTTATTTTATGAATCAGAATT